TACTAAAAGATAGTACAGGAATTGACGCAAAGATTTTTTCATACTTTCTATTATATGAAGATAAGATACTCGATCCTCCACCAAATGCATTTGCAGATGCTCTATTAATAGAAATTAGTGAATAATAATCAACTCCAGGATTATATACTTTAAATAATTGACTATTTAATTGAGAGGACGATAAACCACCAACATCTTGGGCACCTCGGAAAAATACATACGAGTTTTCGTCAGAATCAAATCCATGATCTGGATGATACACTTTAAATATAAAATTATTATTTTTAAATAAATCTGAGGTTGCAGTTGTATTTGATTCTGCATTCGTTTCAATAGAATTGGGATCTAACTTTTCATATCCAAGATTTTCATTTGTTAAAAGTAGTGTTGCTGTTCTTGAAATATCAAAGTCTGCACGATACATTTTAAACTTAATATCTTCAAATAAATCTTCCGTCCAGTCATTTGTATTTTGAGATTTAAATAATGAACCCAATGCGGGTTGAGTAGTAACGATGGTACTAGTAGCAATTTCAATTTCTCCCAGTTTAGATGCCCAAATTTCATAATCAATAGAATCTGTTTCAATTGATAACGCATATTCTGTATCATTTTGTAAATAAACTGGATAATCAAATCTAAATTTTGTTGGCGTAATTGACCTTGTTGTTCCAACGTCATCGGTTGCAATACCCATGCGAACTGCTGGAGTGTCGATTGTAATAAAAGCTTCGATTTCAGCACCAGCAGATCCAGTTCCAGTCCCATTAATTACAATTGCTGGTGGCTCTGTATATTCAGAACCAGATAATACTAATTCTGTATCATAAATCTTACCACCTGATACTCTAACGGTAGCGGTTGCATTTCCACCACCAGGAAGTTGTGGACTCTCAATAGTTAGGAAAGCAGATTCATAACTAGATCCGGTGTTTTTCACACGCAAATCTGTAACTCTGCCAGAATCTTTTACAATTTTTAAAGTTTTAGTAGTGTTATTTAAATTATTATTGGTTATAATTGATGGAACAGATAGATTTTCATCTGCTTTAAATGATATACCGTTGTGGTTACTAGTAACTAATGTATAGATTTGATCGTTTGTTAATGTAAACACTCCAGATGAAGATACTGCTAATTCAATGTTATTTTTATCAAAAATTCTTGAAATCGGACCAGATGCGTTAGAAGAAGAACCAGTTACCTTTTCTCCTTTTACAATTGTTAAAGTGTCGCTCGCAATAACTCTCAAATATGTTCCTGGTAATAACATTTGTTGAGATCCTGGAATAATATTTTTTCCTGGTTTTCCGTTTTCGATATCAGTCAAATAAACTCGTAATGGAATTGTTGAACTTTTCTTGGAGAAAAATAGATCTACAGCTGTTACAAATACACCACCTTCAAACTTTTCAATTTTAAAAGTTTGTGTCATTGGATTTGGTTTGACTGGATTATCAGTGTTGCTACCAGTTACTTGAGTACCTTCATTGGATTTAAAGTATGCAGGCGATGTTGAAACAATAGAAGATTTATTTTCTGGTAATAATCCAGTAGCATAGAACTTAATTTCTGCATAAGTATCAATAGTTTCTTTTGATGCATCGGTAGAACTAGAAGTAAATCGGATTGTTTTTGCTCCAGTAGTAAATCTAATTTCTTCAGCATCATCATCATAAACAACGGTATCTACATTTCCAGACCAAATAGCATTTTCTTTTGGCGGGTTTCCAGCTGGAACTAAAATAATTCCACTAGCATTACCATTTTCGTCTGTAGTAATTCTACCATTAAATGCAGTTAAGGAGTTTCCAGCAATTCCTGTATAACGTGCATCTGGATTAACCCACCTTGCAATATTTCTGCCCTCCATAAAAACAAAAATATTTGTATTGGGTTTTAACCGATTAATAGTATATTTGATTGGAATACTTCTAGCAAAAAATGATAGAGATGTTGCAACTACATTAGATCCAATTCCTTTTGTACTGATACCTTTACCAATTTCATTATTTTCAGGACTAATATTGGAAGAACTTGATATTGAAGCTGTAGCAACGCTAGAATCTGAGAGATTTGTATTTACTTCAGCAAACGATCCAATATTGAAAAACGACCTGTTTGCACCCAACCAATTAATTTTATATGAATTAAATAAACTAGAAAATGCATCTTTTAGTTTATTTTTTGCTAAAAAGATAGAATATAAATTTGTATTATTATCATTAACTAAAGGAGCAACGCTAGTATCATACCAAGAATCGACATTTGGAGCAATATTTGCATCTCCTGCATATTGAAGAACAACAAATGGATTTGGATTTACGGTCTTTGTTGCAAATGAATTCCCCAGCAATTCTATTTCTGATTTGATTGGAAGAGTAATACGATCTCCCATTCTTTTATATCCAGATACAGATCTTTGATCTTCTCTAGTATTAACTTCGACTAATGAAAAAGAATCTTCTTTTGATTGTGGTCTCAAAACTGCCTGCTGGGTATCAATAGCACACTTGTAGTCTAATGATTGCAATGAACCAATTTTATGAGTTTCAAAATTGTCAACAATAAATCCACTCTTGTAACGATTTGTTCCTGTAGAATCAACGATTTGCATATTTAATGCTTGCTGCTCAAGAACACTGAGAAGAGTATAGTATTCAAGACGCTCTATTCTTTTTTCTAGTTTACCAATATCACGCATTGTATAACGCTTATTATCAACTGAAGTAATTCTTACATCTTTGCTGCTTTGAGTAAAAGCAGGAACATACAAGTAATATAATGGGATGGCGTCATTAATTAAATCTGGTCTAGTTGGATTTAAAGATGAATTGCCTTCTTTTAAAATAAATTCTCCTTTTTTATTTAAGAATACTCCGTCAATACGATCTAAATATTGTTTTTGCGTAAACGAAAAAGTAAATTCAATATTAGAATCTGGAGCTGGGGTGCTTGCAACTATACCACCAGTTCCAGTAAACGCCCTGGTAATTGAAGATGAAAGTAAAGAAGTATTTTGGAATCCAGAAATAATTGAATTGTTGTCTATTTTTGGTCTAAAATCTAAAACATCTTTTAAAGAAACTTTTCCTAAAGATGGAGAATTATATGATGGAATTTGATCTGACGTTACTCCTGCTTCATGTAAATATGAATCAACAGTACAAAAGTCTCCCTGAGTATGCTCAAAATAATCAAATGCAACAACTAATTGCCCAACAGTTGGTTGAGATCCTGGCTTTAAAATAATTCTAGAGACATCATAAATTGTATCTCTCTGACCATCATCAAAAGTAAATCTACTAGTAACATCAACACCGCTTACTAGCTTACCATTTCTATCTACAATAGGTGCTTCTGATGCAGATCCTTCATACACATATCTCAATTTAAACACATCTGCGTAACTAGCTACATCTAAACTACCAGTATCGTAGTCCTTTCCTCTCAAAGGAATGATTCTATCTCTGGAAGAATCAATAATAATTCTTTTGTTAATAACAGCAGTCTTTAGTCTTGGTTTTGCTTTTGATACTTCTAACGTTGCTGTTAGTTTTAACGTCGGATATTTGCCGTTCGTTGGAACAGTGCCAAAATAATTTAATGGAAATTTGAGTTCGACACTTCCAGAAGTTAAACCACTTGTTGCATCGGTAGACGCTTTAATACTTATTTGTTCAGAAGTAACATATACAATATCACCAGTTTTAATATTAGGAGCATCTCCGGGGTTAAGAATAGTAACCAAGAAGTTACTTTCACTAAAAGAAACAAACCGCTGAGTTCCAAATGGAAGTTGTGCTGCAAATGTCAGTCCCTGCTGTGTACCATTTCCGGTACTTACAAAATCTCTTCTTAGATAATAAGTAATTTTTGAATCTTCACTATTTGCAACAATTGAACTCAATTGACTTGTTCCAGTTTTGTAAATTAAAGTCCCCATGTTGAAATTATCTATTGCTGGACGAACTCGTACAACACTAGTATTGTCAACATCATTTGGCAGAGAACGATCAAAATAAATTCTTGATTTTAAAATGCCTTCTGGTTTTGTTGCTTGTTGTACAATACAACGTACTACTGTTCCCGAAGTATCTGTAATTTGAATTAAGTCATTTTGTTGTAAAAATTTTGTTGCGTCTCCACCAAATCCGTTACACTCAATATATTTTCTTCCCTGCTCGCCACTAAATGTAAAATCTGTAATTCCAATAGTTTCTGTATATTTTTGTTTGCCAAGTTCAACATCTGAAGTAAATATGTTTGTATTTCCAGAACCAAATTCAGCAAAAAATGATTTGACATTTTGTGGTGTATATGTAGTGACTGCGTTTCTAACTAAAACAGGAGTTACAACAGCTGCTGTTGTAATACCACCACCGCCTGTTGCTTGTATTATATTGATAATTGGTGGTTTGGAATACTCTTGGTTGAAAACTTCTCTATTTACGATATCTGCGGAAACCAACGCCCCAGAATTATTGAGTCTTAAATTTACTTTTGTATTATCATAATCAATACCATCAACTCTAATTTTTGTTCCTGGAGCGTAATTTAATCCTCTTTTATTAACAATAAAATGGGAAATTGTATTATCTTTGGCAATTCTCAGTGAATTATTACTTTCATCAAAAATAGTTTCTCCAGATTTAAAAGTTCCAAATAAAGTTTTTACCATCAAAGTTTTTCCAGATGTATAGAAACCAATATCTGAATTGCTCGCAGGACCGCCTTCTACGACCCCGTAAGCGCCGCTTTCAGCACCGTAGATATATTTACCTGGCGTGAAGCTATCGGCGACTGTAATCGCTTCATCGAGGGTAATTTTGGTAAAGAATTGAGGATCAAAGTATGAAAATCCAAAAATAGTATTATAAACAGCACTGCCATCTTCTTTTCTGCCTTTAGAGACAATAATGTCAGTATCTGGATTGAATCCAGTTCCTCTTTCAATAAGAGTAAAGTTACTTGGTTTTATAGTTCCAATAACAGGGGTGATTGTTTCATTATAATCAACAATGTTTCCAAATGGTGTTGCTCCACTAATTGCATCATTTTGAGTTAAGTAAATTTCTCTAAAATTTGATCCAGAACCAAGATCATATTCTTTTAGATAATTATCTAGATAATCTTTTCTGCCAGAAACTGTTAATTCTAAAAAGGTCACCGATCCAGTAGGATCTACTTCTACTCTTTTCACTTTTGAGAATGCTATTGATTTTACCGATGCAGCTACAGATGGTTGTCCTTGATCTGTTCTTGTTTGTACAAACCAAATAGTTCCAATAGTTGATACAAAATTAGAACCACTTAAAGTAGAATAAGTATTTGCATATTGGGAATTGACAGCAATGTAAATGGTTTTGATACCAGTTTGGATATCAAAAAAACTTCCTCTCAAGTTTAACGTTTGTTTAGGATCATTTATACCTTCTGTATTATTTAATCCAATAGATCCATCATTGAAAACACAGGATAAAAATACATTTGGATATGCAGTTAACTGTGGCGCCTCGGCGTTTAGTGGGACACTACCGTAAGTGTTAGTAATTTTATATGTTGGAAGACCTTTTGTTTTAATTCTAATATCTTCTCGATCTAATGTTTCTCTAGCTTTATTTACAGTGATATATTTTGTTTCTTTATTTACAATTTCAAACCCTTTGATGTATGCTTTTCCTGGTCCAACACTTGCTAATAATTTTTCCCTAGCTTTTTCTACCGAGTCACCATTTACCAAATTGAATTCGTCTTTTGAATACACACCCAGATTTCCATTTTCCTGATAATACTCTCTAATATCAAGAGAAAAATCATCAACAACATAATCACCAGATTCATCATAAGTTCTTCTGGCAAGAGTTTGTTCTAAAAGATTATAATCAGTTTGAGTTACCTGAGACTGTATAGAACCTAAACGAACGGAAAGAAGTTGAATAAAATTTTTATCAGTAATTTGATTTAATGAATACTTTATTAAGTCTAAAGAAATTTTTAATCTGTGCGCCCCAGGAGAAGTATAATTACTAGATCCAATAGCGTTATCATACAGAGAATTATCTTCTTCAGCAGTTACAATACTTTCAGAAATTTTAAATCCAATTTTTGCAGATGGTTTATCGTAGTAATTATCAATTACTAATAACTGCGGGTTATTTTTTACAAAATAACCATTAACAAAATAAATTCCTTCTTCTACTTGTACAGCAGAAGCATATCCCATTGCTGGACTTTCAAGAGAAGATTTTACTCCAGTATCAGGATTAGTAACTTCAATACTTGTTGGTAAAACACTGCCGTCTGTTCCCACAACCAGTAGAGGAGTATTTATACCATCAACAACTTCTAGTGTTTCACCTTGACGGAATGTTTCTTCGTTCCCATCATTACCACTATTTGTATAATTTACAAAGATAACATCTGATGTGCTGTCGGTAGCTGTAATTGCATCAATTACAGTTGCTGTTACTCCAGAAGTAATACCTTTTAATTTTTCTAATTTTAATTGAGAGATATCATATTTTTTATATACAATCTGCCCATCTTGATTAATTGGAATTTCAGATACCGAAGACAGTTTTACAAAATTTAATTTTGTATTTAATCCAACTTCTCCTGGAATTACAAGTTCTCCTTGCTTGAAGGAATACTTACCAAATTGCTCAATTTGATTTTGTAAAATAGATTGTAGCTGCGTTAATTCTCTTGCCTGAATAGAATACCCAGGACGGAATAAAACTTTATAAAAATTCTTATCCTGGTCAAAGTCATTGTAGAACGGAGCTACATTCAGGTTTGTCTTTTGGGGCATTTCGCAAGATCTCTAAATCTAAATTGAAATTAGAATTCAATTACTAGTTTAATGTCCTCAATTTGATCAGGAGCTCTAGTAATTTGTCTTCTGTTTTCTATGTATATGATTTCCCCAGAGTTTGGTTCAATTTCTGGAACTGATAAACCGCCAACAAAACTAATATCTGCAAGAATTGCATTTTGAGTAGTATCAATATTTCCTGATGCAGTTGATGACTGACCAACAATAGCGTTTGCTGCATTTGATTCAAATAAATAAACTTTTCCATTATGTGTATGTAAATCTGGAGATTGGAAATATTTAAGAATTCCGTTTGTGGAATCCCAAGAAACTACCGTTCCTTTTGCTATCCCACCAGCAACTGTTTGCTTAATTACTTCGTCTGGCATATAATCTGCCGTTGCTCCATTTACTTTAGCAACTCGTGTTCCACGAAGAGTACTACTAGAAGCAAAAGTTGTTGATCCATATTCATAGGGATCTTTAATAATTCCAATGCTACGAAAATCATTATCAACGGGGAAGTCTCCTTGACCTTCATCGTATGTCAAACGAATGTTTGTCATAATTCTTTTTGCAAATAATTCCTCCTCTGCATTTGATCCATGACCACCAATTGGAGACATAACAACCTCAATCGCTGCAGTTCCAGTAAATGGAGATACATTTGATGTTAAGGTTGCATTTGTATATACGTTTGCAGTTTTTAGAATTACATTGCCATATGTATATTTCGTACCTTTTTTATGCATTTTGCATGAAATAATAGATCCAGATCCATTAGTTTCAAACTTAACAATTGCTCCGGTGTTAGTTCCAGATCCAACTCCATCACCAAATACAGGAGTATAAAGAGTTTCAGATGCAGGAAGACCAGATCCAGCATTTTTGATTACAGCAACATCAATAGACCCACTGACCGCATTTGCTTCAACAGCAACTCTAGAAGCTTCTCCAACTTCAGCAATTGGCATAAAGTCTGAAGATAAAAATGCCAATACATCACTTGTGGTTAGCGTATACATATGTTTCCAAATGTATCCTGCAGTTCCTGTTGGCTCTGTGTAAATTCCGTTAGCAAACGTACCTTGACCAGCAGTTGGTTGTAAAGATGGTTCATAAGTTACATTTTGACCAGTTGGATTTGTTGCTGACTGACCATTGTACAGGCACTTAAATACTTCATATCTAGAGTTCATCACATAGAACTTTGAAGTGGATAATGAAGTTGAACCCAGTGCTGTTTGAATACCAATTGCTCCACCGCCCCCTGGGGTAGCAGAGTAATTTGGACGATACATATCAAACTTTTGATTCAGTGTCGTGTTCCAATTGTAACGAGGAACAACAAGACGAGCAAAAGGAGATGTAATTCTTTTGGCAGCAATCATCTCTTCATAAGTTTTTCTCTTTTCAATTTGATTATCAAGTGGCGCCGGAGGAGAATTTTCAGTTCCATATCTATAAACACCGGACTTAGCAGTTGCAGTTGAAGTTCCACCAGTGATAGTAGTTCCAAATGCTGGAGTTGTAGTTGGTGTTGGCAGAATACCTGTTAAGAGAAGACTGTTTGGGTATACAGCAGAAACAGATCCACTCCATCCCCCACCGCTAACAGTTTCACCAACTTGGAATGTTCCAGTTACATTGAAGATTTCGAGATAACTATCCCAACTGGAAGATCTACCAATAAAAAAGTACATTCTTGTACGATTTGCATCAGCGTCATTAGAACCTTCGCTTAGGGATTCTAGAAACTGTTTCGCATTAAAAATTCTAAAATTTTCTGAAATTATAGCTGCCATAGCACTTTTGTCTGTATAGGGATACTGAATCCGAGTTATTTATATTTATTTATAGGGCGTTTCTAATATAGGAACCAATTGTGTGTTCCTGGATAAGAGAGTTGTTAACAGCTCTAGTACAGTTTAAAAAACGATCCGTAAGTTTGTTAGTATAAGATATTTGTTCTTTTCCAATTAATATAGTTCCAGATGATGCAAAGTTGGTAGTGTTTGCATATACAACAACACCAGTTGATAGATATCCAGCATCACCAAAGTTTGGAAGATCTGAAGTATTTAATTGAGTTAAGTAATTATTAATAGATGGATATCCAAGATTAATTGTGTATCCAGGACTTAGTATATTAGAATTTTTTAAAGTTTCAAAATCATCAATTACAAACCCGTACATATTAAATTCTTCAATGGTCACAGCAGAAACAGAAATACCAGTAGAAGTTAGAATATCTCCAGTATTCATAAACTTTGCTCCTTCCCATTGACCAAATGTTGGACCAAGTGTATTATTTTCAAGTATTGAACCAAATGTTGCAAATCCCAATTCATGATAGAAAGTCCATGCAGTTGTTGTTGTTAGCAATGATTGAGATTCAAAAGTTCTATCAATAACACTAGTT